GCTTTAGTTCAAAACACAACAGGTAGCAATAATGTAGCTGTCGGACGAAATGCTTTAGTATCAAATACAACCGCTTCAATAAATACTGCGGTTGGTGTGGACGCTTTGAAGCTAAACACAACTGGTGCTTCAAACGTAGCGGTAGGTGCTACAGCCTTAGATGCTAATACTACAGCAAGTAACAATACTGCTGTTGGTTATACCTCTTTAGGATCAAACACAACTGGAGCTCAAAACACAGCAGTAGGTACAGAATCTAGTAAATTAATTACTACTGGAGTTGAGAACACAGCAATTGGTTATGGTACTTTAGAATCAACTACAACAGGCGGGTATAACGTAGCAGTAGGTTCTAGAGCTTTAGATAATAATACAACAGCAAGTAATAATAATGCACTAGGATATAATGCTTTAGGTGCTAACACAACTGGTTATCATAACTGTGCCATAGGTACAAGTGCATTAAGTTATAATACAACTGGTAATACTAATGCTGCTTTTGGTAATGCTTCGTTAGCTCGAAATACTACAGGTGGTTCTAACACTG